GTTGTACCTGTGTAATCTGTTTTGTTATTGTTAGGTATAGAACATACCTCATCGTGGTATTTCAGTACAACGGTTTCTATTGTTTCACAATCTTGCGGTGTTAAGAAACCAGAATGTACAGAATGATGTACATTGGTTAGATTCATAATATATTATTTTTGTTTTTCGTATTTCTTAATAGATTGTCTTGCAAGTTTCGTAATAAGTTTTTGATGTGCTTTATGTTGAGACTTAGTTTTTTCTCTTTGTTTATCTGCAAGTCTTTTTTCAGTTACTTCTTCACCCATTACTAAACCACTCATCTGTTGAGCAATCTGTGTGAGAATAGCAGGATTCATAGCGGCGATTACCTCTGCTTGTTTGTAACTTACACCTTTAATTTTCTTTAAAACTTTTTTGATATCAATCTTTTTAGATTCAGGCACACAATCAGGCACCATTTTATCGCCTTTCTTTTTCATGCCTACTTGTTTGTATCCTTGCCAACATGCTTCCATTAGTTTGACTTCTTCTTCTAACATGTCTTCAATAGCAAACTTGGCCTGTTGTACTTTTTTCCATGCATCTTTATCTTCAGGTTGTACACCTCTCATTTTGATGAGTTTGTCGATAAGTTTTTGCATTTCACTTACTCGTTTTTGTAAGTATTTTTTGTCGGTATCTTTTAGATCATTTTTTATTACTTCATCTAATGGTTCAAAATCGTCTTTGATGTATAGATGACCTTTTCTTTTGTGTGATGGCATTACTTTAGCACCAACTAAAGATGCAATACTATTCATAAGACCAATACCGTCTTTCTCATCTTTAGAGTAAACTTTGCCAACTTTTGATTTAACTTTTGATACTAGAGAATCTAATATACTAGAAAATGGTGCTACTAGTTTACCTTCTTCTAATTCTTTCCAGATTTCTAAGTCTTCTACTTCTGGTAGTGTGTCTTCACCATACATCTTTTTAAATTTCTTGGTGTGTTGAGAAGGTTTGGTCTCAGCATCTTTATCACCTGGTGCAGGTGTATATGCTTTTGGATTGTCATCATCCATTTTAGTTTTGTTCTTAAAGTGTTTTGCTCTGGCTGATTTAGTCTTATCTGACATCTCATCGCCTTCTGCATCTTTAGCATAGTATTTTGCAGGCTGTGTACCCTTGGTATCTTTACCAATGTCATCGTCCTGTTTTACTCTTCTAATTTTTTCTCTAAGTTCTTCTAACATAATATTATTTATGATTTTTTTCTCAACAACTCTTTCTCTTTCCATGCTGTGGCAATCTTATTACCTGGAAATGTAGATGCCCATGACATAATTTTAGAGTACAATGCACTTGCTTTCTTGTCGAATGAATCTATATCGTCATTGTTTGTGACTTCTATAAAATCTCTACCAAAGATTTTCTTAAACTCTAATGCATTTTTGTTAGCAGCTTCCCAATCGTTTTGTACTACTTGAGGTGGAAGTTTCCTTGATCTCATGGCATTTCTTGCTTGTGCATTTTTAAGTGAAGCAGAAACATAGATCATCTTGTACTCGTATCCTAGTTTATCTAATAATTTTTTATAGTTCTTAATCTTATTTGACTTAGCCGATGTGGTATCAAACGTCACACCTAATCTACCACCAAGATACATGTCTAGTGATTTACCTGTAAGAGTTTTTGCTTTTGCTCTGATCGGATCTCTGTCTGCTGGGTCCATATTTCTCAAGTCTAAACCAAGACCTGCCTTCTTCAGACCATTTTCAAATGCTTTATCTGAATTAACTGGTTTTAAACCCATTGTGTCTAGTGCTAACTTCTTAACAAATGTAGATTTACCTGAACCTGGTCCACCTGCTAAAAATATTGCTTTGAAAATACCAGGATCGTATACGCCCTCTGTAATCAAGTCTTCGATCATATACTTAGGCATAGTTTCTTCTGTAATACCCATGCCTTTTCTGACATCTTTGTACAAGGCATCTGCAAATCTAGGAACTGGTACGCCTTGTTTGAAATTATCAAAGTCGCCTTTCTCTGCATATGCTCTCATCTTAGAAGCTGACATGCCTGTGACATCACTTGCATTCTCGTCTCTCTCACCAGCAGAAACAATTTCTATCATGTCAAAGTTATAATAACCATGACGACCTTTAACTTTGTTATATTTGGTGAGAATGTTTCTGAATTCTTGTACTCTATCTGAACCTACAACCATGACCAAGTTTCTATAACCTTGTTTGTATATTTCATTGGCAATTTCGAATACAGTTCTGACATTGGCATCAACAACAGTGATTTTTTTACCAAAGAATTTTTTCAACCATTTAATCTTTTGTCTGTGAGGTAATGGATTTTTAACTTTATCATTTGAATGTGATGAGAATAATAAAGCATCACCACTCACCGATCTTGCCACTTTCTCTAACTTAGCTGCTAATTTACCATGGCCAATTGTTGGTGGGTTAAATCTACCAAATGTGAATACTGCTGGTTTGTCTGCTTTCTTTTCAGTTAAGAATTCATTGAATGTTTTCATTTTGAATTTTTTGGATTCTGTTCTAATCCTGATATTGCATTTTTAGGTTTAGGTTTTTTCTTTTCTAATTCTTTCTTTCTAACGATAGGCAAAAGTTTTTTAGCAATCTTGGCAATTACTGCTTGTTTGCTTTGTAATCGTTTCTCTAATTGTTTCTTCATACCGATACCCATTTCTGATCTATCGGCATCTCTCATCCATTTTTTGATGAGAATGTTACGTGCTTGTTTTCTAGCACGTAGTTGTAACTTAGCAGGATCGAGAATAACTTTCTTCATTGCTCTCTTTCTCTTTGCTAAAATTTTATTTTTGTTTTTTCTAAATGCAGCTCGTTTTTTCATACGAGTCTGTAGTGAGTCTACTTCTAATATAACCTCTTCGTTTCTTACATTACCAATTGCATCTGTGTATGATAATGTCATTGGTAATAGTTTGTCAATTGGTAAATCTATCTGTAGTGCTGAAACTTTTATTTTAGGGTCAACCAACACAGCAGACAAGAATCTATGGTGACCATCTATGATTCTGTTGTCTTTAGATATAACATAGAAATTATTTTTTGAAGATGCAAAATCTCTAGTACCTTGAGCACCAAACTGTGCTACATTTTTGATTGATTTATCAAAATATATCTGTTTTTGAATAGGTTTTAGGTTGCCTACTGATACTGATTTTATTTTAACATCAACTTTATCATCATCTTTATCACCATCTCTGAGGCCATGTGTAATCCATTGTTTACCCTTTTTAGTATCTAAACCTTGTGGGAATGGATCATTAGGCACATCGTTGTCTGCGAATGGTTCTGATATGTCTACTTTACCTTGTGATAATCTTTTCTGTAGTAATTTGATATCTTTGTTATCGATAACAGGCATATCTTTTCTTTTTGCAAAACCACCCTTTGCCATTTTTTGGGCAAACTTATAGTTTTTTTCGAAATCTGGAATCTCTTTGTCTATGTCAAAATCAGGATATTTCTTACTGACATACTCTTTTGCTTTCTCTACTTTAGTAGATACTAACTCATGTGTACCTGCACTTGCACCACCAGCTTCGTGTATAGTCTCTTCTTTCTTTATGCTGGGGTGGTCTGGATTTTTGTAAGGTGTCTTGCGCTTGCCATCTTTATCGTAATTGCCAGACTTCTTTTTAGCAATTGCGATTGCGGCTTGTTGTGCTGTAAACTCCTTAAACGTCTTCATACCACTATTTATCCCAATTTTTTGCTACTGTAAAGTTGTTGAGACTGAACTCCATACGGTCAACTAATTTGACTGCTTTGCCTTCTTTATCGATTGCAACATATCCTTCAGGATTTACCACTTTATAACCATTACTTGTTTTTACAAATGTACCAATAGACTTCACTCTGTTTAGAGAATCAACAATAACTTTTTTAGACTCTACTAGACCTCTCTGAAAGTTTATTAAAGCTTTGATTGTAACTTTTAATTTTCTAAGTTCTGCTAGAGATTGTTGTTTGATTTCTTCTTTGATCTTTTTTGTTTTTTCCATTTTGACTTTAGCAATAACGTTGTCGTTAAAATACTTATCTACATATTTTAAATAGTCTTCGTATTTTGGATCAAATTTACCTGATCTTATCTTTGAATTAACATATGTTTTGTATGATGCACCGACAGCACCCTTATCTGAAAACATCTTCATTATCTTATTGAACTGATCTAAGTTGTTTTTCTTTATGTTTCTAAACTCTTTACCTACTGCGGATAGGTTTTTAGAAAGTAATACTGATTCTTTTGCAGTCATAGAACCATTACCTTGGACATCTTGGTAGGAAGCATCATGCATCCATACATCTCTACTTGAACCCAAGGATGAGATATCAGCACCAAAGCTGGCATTCAATTCCTCTATGGAACTTCCTGTATATGTGGTGTGGAAAACGATGCCTAATTTAGCACCCATTATGCTATTTGCCAACGGCGAACCAGTCAAAGCTGCATACTTGATAGTATTAGGTTGAAATGTGACGTAATCTAAGTTACCAATAGTCTCTGTTTCTTTATCACTATCTGTAAACATAAGATCACCTTGAAGTATCTTATCACCCCATGATAACTTTGATAGATATTTAAATGACTCTAAGAATTTAGATTGGAGATCACCTGTGAGATCATCTTTGATCTCTTGTTCGGTTGTATAGAATTTAGGTGTCTTGTTGAATAAAGATTTCTTGGCAATGAAGAATCTGCCATCTTCTGGATGTTTACCAACCCATAGAGCAGGTGCACCATCCCATTTTACAGTCATATTGACAGCTCTAGAGGCGTGACCTTTTAACATGTCACGTAACCCTCGTAAGAAATTTATAGATGCACGACCACCATCAATACCATTGTTGATGATTTCGTCTTCTAAATGCTCAAGATGTAAGTTTTTGACCGCCATAATAGTAGTATATCACAATTTGTTAATGTGTTACTACTATTTATGCTATTTCCGTTTCGCCTGAATCGATAAGAGCCTGATACTCTGCTATCTTAGAGTTACAATCACTAACAACAGTCTGCCATGCAGTTAGTGTGCCAGAAGGTAATGCAACTGGTGTGCCATTGGTAAAATCGTTCCAAAGACTCCACATAAAGTTCTCGTTATCTGTGCCATTTGAACCGTCTAACGAAGCATTGTTTGTTCTCCAATCAGCCCAAAATGCAGTTCTACCACCTGTGCCTGTGAATGAATGTCCACCAATGTAATAGCTGTCGGAGTTATTCTCTCCTTCCATCCAGTTGATCTGTCTTTGAGTATAGTTTTTACGTTGTGTAATTTCTGTTATAAGGTCGCTTAATAGAGGCATATTGTTCTCCTATTTGCTATTATTTAGTTAAATTAACCTTGCACGATCAAAGATTTTTAGATAAAGGTCGTTTCTGAAGTTGATCTTCGATATCTTGGATTAGTAGTTCAATCATTTTGGTTTTCTGTTCTTCACCATTGGCCTTGAACTCTCTTAATTGTTTCTTTAGAGATACCTTTCTTTGTATAAGATGTATCACTTCGTTGCTTTTCAAATTTTTCATAACCATCTTATATTATATATGTAAAACCCCCAAAATGTAAGGGGGTTTTATTATTTATTGGCGATCTGGAAGGGACTCGAACCCTCGACCTCCGCCGTGACAGGGCGGCATTCTAACCAACTGAACTACCAGACCGTTAAGTAACACTATTACTTATACTATTGACCTCTGATTCTATAGAACTTATTAGCGAATCTAGCGCACTGAGGTTAGATGAGATATCTGACATCGTGCTTTCTAAACTACTGATAGTATTTTCCATATTATCTAACATTGTTAAAGTACGCTCTTGTTCAGCAAGCATATTCACCAACATTTCTTTCGTGTTTTTAAAAATTATTTCGTCTCTATTCATAATGTACTCCTTAATTAAAAATCTCCTTCTGCAACTTGGACTACCATAGTCCCTCTCTTTCTCCACATATCGACAACTTTGTTTCTGTCGTCAAATACTAAGTCAATCTTACCACCCATTTCTTCAAACTTGTCTGCAAGATCAGATTTAAAAACTTCATCTGGTTCATACGAATCGTTTGGTCTAAGGAATAATCCTTTATGACCATCCCCAATCCACTCAGAAATTTGTTTCTCTGTTATCTCTCTTTCTGATTCGTTTCTAGCACTAAAGAATGCGACCTCTTCACCTTGAGCAATAAATCTTTTTGCAATATCGCAAACCCATTGAACAGGTTTATCATCTACAGTAGCATTTCTAAATGCATTCCAATCTGGTTTAAAACCTTTCTCACCATTTACAAGGTGTCTTCTATGTTCAACGTCAGCGATAGTACCGTCAACGTCAAAAATTATTGTTCTCTTAGACATAAGCACCGCCTACTCTATCGACTCTATCGAGGATTAAATCATCGAATGAGCCTTCCCAATCAACATACACTTCAGGATCAGTCTCATAAGTTTCCAAGGACATTTGATCAATGCTTGTAATGTAATCAAAAGAACCCTCAAGACCATTATAAGCATTAACGTGCTTCATAACTTCAGCAGCGGCAGATGCCTTTGTGACTTTAGGTGAATAATACCAGTCATGTTCACCAGGACCATAATAATCTTTTTGAAAGATTTCTTTGTTCAGTTCAGTGTGAACAACATAGGTTGAACCACCCTTAAATTTGTGAAAATTCTCACCATACTCCTCAAGGTTTTGAGTATTGATTACATAAACATATTTCATAGCGTCTCCTTTAATTTTTTCTTCATTTCTCATCATGTCCATTCTACGAAAAAATCAAGGTCATTGTCAAGCTTTTTATATGGTTTTTTAGCATGGCGGAGGGGGTGGGATTCGAACCCACGGTACGTTGCCGTACGCTGGTTTTCAAGACCAGTCCATTCGACCGCTCTGGCACCCCTCCGATTTGGTGGAGCTGACTGGAATCGAACCAGCGACCCTCTGCTTGCAAAGCAGATGCTCTCCCTACTGAGCTACAGCCCCATTATCTACCGACTTCACCTAGAAACTTTTCTTTACATTCTTCCCATGTAAGAAAAGCAAGTTCGTCATAGAATAAGGTTTCTTTTAGATTTGTTCTGTTATTATTTAACAGGTTTGTGATTCTTTTTCTGGCATATTTTTCTTTCCAGAGTTCTGATAGTGCCTCTGTAGAAAAGTCTTGTGATTTGACCAATTGATCTTCTGTAATCTCACCTCTTAGAAACTCACGTGAGTTATCATATAAAGAGGACCAATAGATACCCCTTTGATGATCACTACGAATTATATCTTTTGGTATATCGAGTTTAGAATAAATGAATTGTCGCATACGATTACGATGATCTCGTTTAAGTGTTTGACCATTCTCTCTCTTCGCAACATAGAGTAAGAAGTATCTGTCGTTGTAGTGTTCTTCAGCATAATCAAGCATCGCCTTTTCAGTGTCTTTGGTAAGTTCATATGATAATGAACCTTTACTGTAACCCATTTTCTTCCAATGTTTCAGTCTATCGTACTGAGATAAACCACCTGTCTTTGCTTTACCATATAATGATGTAGTTGTAACTGAGACCAAAACATCACCATAGTTCTCACGCCACTGGCGTTGGATATCTTCGGATAAACATAGAAGTGCCAGTAATTTCCCACCTGTGTAATTGAAACCTAGAGGCTGAAGGGGGACAATAGTTGACCCAATAGCACTGTTGTTTAGTTTACCACTGTTAGTTTTGTATTCTCTATCCCACCCTATGTGATCGTCACGTGGTGTTAGATCAATGAAATCTCCTGTAATACAAATGACACCAAGATATTTACCTGTAACTTTATCTCGTACAAGATAGTGTAGGTTACGACCAATGTTTGATGAGTTTTTCATCGTAGATGTCATAGTTCGTACACAATTCCATTTCTCTGTGAGAGTGCCAGTAGACTGGCGATCTTTAATGTTATCCGTGTAGACTAATTCAGGTTCTAGTTTCTCAAAGTCCATAGGGTCTTCAGGAAACCATATATTGTTTTTACTTTCAGTGATGATCTTTAAATGATCTTCGTTGACAAATTGTTTCTCTTCACCAAATAAAGTACCCATAGATTGTGTTGGGTATTTCATTTGTATTTCTAACCATTTTTGATAGAGTGTATATTCTTCTACACCCATTTGTGACACATAAGATAAGTCTTTGATAATTCTTTCTCTTAACTCATCTTTTGATAGTACTTCTTTCTCAGACCTGTTAGCCTGATACTCGTCATATTGTTTTTGTACGAATGGTTCCATTATACTTTAAAGTCCTGAAATTTTTCACTGCCTCTATTTCTGTCAAATACAGGAGTGTCATCATTATCATCAGCATCGAACAGTTCTTCTTGTGCTTCTTGTTCGACATCATAAAACTTCATACGACTTCTATCAACACCAACAACAAATCTTTTGAAGATAGTTGGATCATTGTATCGATTCTTCAACTGTTTAACGACCATTTGATCTAGTTCTTCTAGTTCATCACTGGTGATCAAAGCAAACATCAAGTCAGCAGTTGCAGGAAGACCAAACGATTCTGAAGTATCTTCTAGACCAATGTCTGTAGAACCATAACCTGATCTTGTAGTCTGAGTTGCACTGACAATAGGCAAGTCAAACTCAACTGCAAGACCTCTTAGTTCTTCTGCAATACTTTTTACAAGTGTGTAAGAGTTTGCACCTGAACCTGGTCTTACTCTGTAACTTGCACATATGTTTAGATAGTCTACAAAGATGATATCAGGTCTAAAGTCCTTTTTGATATCAAGTTCTTGTAGTAAATGTCTAAAATGACCTACGTGAGCGGCTGCTGTTGGATATTCTTTGACAATAAGTTTACCTTTTGTTTTGTTTTTAAGTCTGTCGATCTTAGTTTGATATTGTTTCTTTGGTAGATCGGCAAGTTCTTTGATAGGCACATTCAGTACATTAGCATCAATACGTTCTGCAATCTTTTCTTCTGACATTTCCATAGACATATAGAGAACATTCTTACCCATAAGTAAACATGATGATGCCACGTGGCACATGAACATAGATTTACCAACACCTGTACCTGCAAGGCATATGTTCAGTGTTTTGTTTGGTAAACCACCTTTTGTGATCTTGTTGAAATATTCAATGTCAAATGGAATCTTCTCTTCTTCTTTGTTGTAAAACTCAAATCTCTCGTCAGCATCTTCTAAAACATCGTGACCGATGTGTGTGTCGAATGATACTGAGAGAGCATCTTTGAGTAAGTCTGGTATTTCACCTGTTGATCGTTGAGACTTATTATCTAATACTTCAATAGAGTCCATTACTGCAATGTAAATTGCCCTATCTTTGCACCATTGTTCAGTCTCATCTATTATCCACTCGTTGGCGGACTCATCTGCTTGGACACTCAAAGAATTTATCAGTTGTTTCGAAGACTCGACCACTTTGTCGTTAGTACTAGTGGTCTTGTCTAGATTTATGAGAAGTGCTTCAACTGTAGGATTCTTTGTGTACTTATCAAAGTACTCTTTAATTAGTGTAAAAACTAATTGTTCAGATAAGTCGGTGAAATACTCAGACTTTAAAAAAGGAAGACACTTACGTGAGTAAGACTCACTCTGTATCAGATTCCTCAGGACTGTCGATTCTATTCTTGCTTCCATACCTAAAATACTCATTTGCTACTTTTTCTAATCTTTCCATTACCTCTTCTGTAAAGTATTGTTCTGGATTATTGTTAATTGTCTTTGCGAATTGTGTTGTACCATCAGGAAGTTCTACACGTGTAGAAGACTTCTTAAAGATACCACTCGCAAGTGCCATGTCTAAGAGACCATAATATCTGTCTAGACCTTTATCGTATGTCAATCTGACATCTACGATTCTGTTCTCTACAGTTAATCTGCTCTTAGCATTCTTACAGTGTATAATATTTCCTATAACTTCTGTACCCTCTTTTTCCTTTTTCTTTGACAAATAAACGATAGAAGAGGCTGCATATTTCAAACCTGAACCACCACCCATTTCTTTTTGAGGGAACATAGAACCAATTACATCGTATGTGTGATTGGTCACAATCATAGGAACACCTGCTCTACCGAGTTTAAGTGTTAACACCCTAAATGCACCTTTGACAACTTGAGCACGAGTCATGTCTCTAGTTTCCTTACCTGCAGCTGTATCTTCGATCTCTTTGGTAGTTGATAACATACCAAGTGAATCTAAGACAAACATCATAGGTGGTCTTTTAGACTCATCTGTTTCTAAGTACTTGTCAAGAATACTGATTGCCTGTTGACGGAATTCTTGAACTGTTACCACAGGCACGATAACAATTCTTTTTGAATCGATTCCTCTTTCTTCAATCATTTCTTTTGTGATTGCAGATTCGGATTCGAAGTACATAACAGCAGATTCAGGATTATCTTCTAAGAATTTTTTGACCATTCCTAGTGCAAAGAAAGTTTTACCTGTTGCTGATTCACCTGCGATTGCAGTGATTTTGTTTTTGGGAAGTCCACCGTAAAGTGAACCACTAAGTAATGCATTGAAGATGTATGACCCACTATCTACGAATGAATCTACATCACCAGCTGCAACACCATCTGATACGACATTTGCATATTCGTTACCAGAGGCTTTTACTAAATCTTTAATAAATGACATAAACACCTCTCATAATGTAATACTATACAGTATACTCTATGTAGTGTTAATCGTCTAGTGCTTTTTTAGAAAGTTTTTGGTCAAATCTAACATGCTCTTCCATCATGGTTTTGACCTGTTTGAGTTCTGTTTCAATATGAACAATGAGACCAAAGATTACAATAATCATTAGTATGAAGAAGCAATCTAAGAAGTCTAAAATCATACGTCTAATTCACCTTGAGTTTCGACAACAACTGTGCCTCTTTCGATGAGTATCTCTCTGTTTTTAAGATGATTATTTGCAATATCTTCTTTAGATTGACCATCATAAGGAACTGCATGATTATCATTAATCATTTGTGCATTGATACAAAACTTTGTTTCGTTTTCAAATACTGGATGACCTTCATTCTCTATAGAATGAACCCATAATTCACCTAGTATTCTACCGAATTTACCTTTGTCGTGTGATATAAGAGTTACTTTACCTTGAGCTAGTAATTCTTTTAAATGTTTCTTAGATGCTTTACCAAATTTCTTTTCAACTAAGTCTCTTGTTCTGGATTCAGGAGTGTCAATGCCCATTAGGCGTACTCTCTGCTTTTTGTATGTCATGCCAAATCCCAAATCGATATCTACATCGACTGTATCGCCATCAACAACTTTAGTAATAGTTACGTTATACTCATACATTCTTTTTATTCTCCCAATCTTCGATAGCTTTTTTGATACTATCTTCTGCAAGTACAGAGCAGTGTATTTTAATTGCAGGCAATTCTAATGCCTCTGCGATGTCTTTATCTTTGATCGCTTTTGCTTCTGTAATTGTTTTGCCTTTTAGTAAGTCAACAAACATTGAACTACTAGCAATTGCACTTCCACATCCATATGTTTTAAATTTGACATCAACGATTCGTTCTTCTTCGTCAAGTTTAAGTTGTAGTCGCATTACATCACCACATGCAGGCGCACCTGTCATGCCTGTAGCGACATTGGGATCGTTTGGGTCAAATCTTCCGACTGAGAATTGTTGAGGTGCATTAAGAACACCTTCGAATCTATCAATCACTTTTTTACTATAAGCCATGACTTTATTTATCCCAAATAAAAGGGGACTGACTAGCCCCCTTTTACAGTTCTACATTTCTGTGGGAACTCTGAACAATAGAGCATCATTGCCTCAAGCAACATTGCTGTCGGAATGATATCCTCTACTTTTTTTCAGGTTCGTCCTGTAGTTCATCGGTCTGTCTGTCAACCTCATCTGCAACGGTGTCTACTACACCAATTACAGTATCAGCTGCTACAGTTCCGACTGTAACTACATCGTCCTTCACTGCTGTTGCAATGGTTCTTGTTCCTTGAACTGCACCATCGACAACACCAGTTGTAAACTCTTTACCACCTTCAATTACTGCTCCAACTGAGGCACATGAAGGAAGTAATACCACAGAAAATAGTAACATATACATTACTATTTTCATTATATACTCCATATATGAAGTGTGTTTTGTTAGACCACCAACTGTGAGCCTAACCCCTCATTTATTTATGTTAGATAATAACCTGTACTCTTTAATTTGAGGTCAAGTTCGTTATATTGTTCGTAGTCATAAAATTGCATAATCTCATCTATTTGGACTTTTAAACTTATCCATGCAATGATAACAGAACACATAGCTATGTGTGCAGTGAGATAAAGCATTGTAGTGGGGAATAGGTATACAAGTGTTAGTAAGTGTGCAACTAAGACACTGTAAACTCTAAACTTAAGACTTATCAGTAGGTGCCACATTCAACAACAAATCCTTGAACTCATTCGTGTGCCAATAACTATCCAGTGTGATATCAACCACTAATGCAATTAATACCATCGTTAGAATAATCCCCAAATACAAATTGACGAATGCATTGATTTTCATCCATCTAATTAAATGTTTCATTTTATCATCCGAAAAAACTATCTAGCGATGCAACTGGTTCTACATTCCAGTTGATCAGTTTTACAATCGCACTCAAAGGTTCAATGAATGCTTTATCAAATTGCATATCATAATCTATGAATCTGTGTAGATCAAATTCACGAGGCAAAGCACCAACAAAAGAAATGACATTCTCGTTTATAGGGTTTGGTGTTGTTAGATATGTAAAGTGAACTTTTTCACCGTTCTTAATCATTTCATACCTCATGTCGAGGCTCTTGGATTTTAACAAATGATTATACAAAAGCGAGCCTCGAACATGAATCGGTGTACCCTTAGAATAAATGTTTGTTGAGTCAGCGTATTGTGCTAGACCTTTACACCCACGTGGAAATGCCACTTGTTCAGGTGGTAGATTACGAAATTCTTTTCGTGATGTCTCTACAAACTCCCATAGTTCCTGTTCTGACTTAGTCATAACAACAGTCAATGCTTCGGTCAATTTGTTTCTGACCCATTGTGGTGTAGAAGACTTTGCAGTTTCAATGCCCATCATTTTGAGTTTTGGTTCTGCAAGTCTTACGCCTTCATTGTCATGTACGTTTAGAATGTATCGTTTCTTGGCAGTCCAGATACCACGATCTGCAATTACTTCTCGACCCATTTCCATCTTCTGTTGAAAGGCGTTTGTGTAATCTGCCAAGTCTTTGAAACCGTTTGTTAGTGCCTCTTCGATTTTAGTTTCTGCCTGTGAAAGAAAGTCTATGATCTTTTCTTTGGGCGTATCTTCTGGAAAGATATGTTTAACTAATTCATCCATTGTGATATAAACTGAGTCTGTATCCATTGCAATGACATAGTCTTCATCTGTTTTTAATAGATCATTTAGATAATCATTGACAGTCTTTTCTGCCCACTTGATGATCAATTGACCAGACATTGTGATTGCCTCTGCAAGATCAATGGAAAAGAATGCAAAGTATTGATTTGCCATTGCACCATAAGCTGAGTTCAATGCGATCTTACGTACTTGTTGATTGTTGTATGCTCTTTTGATGAGTGTGTTGAGTTCTCGTTTACGTTTAGGGTCATCACATTTCTGTAACTCTTTCTGATACTCAATCATCTTACCTTTCCACACTTTACGTTCTTCGTAGAAAGTTTCCATGAGTTCAGGAAACATGCCTTGTTTATCACGTGAGAAGAGAGCACCATTTGGTGCAACTGTTGTGTTTGTTTGTTTACAGTATGATAGATCACATTTCTTTTCAAGTAAACGTTCTATACTTACATCTTGTCTATTGCCTCTGACAAGTTTCTCAGGCGAAATGTTGTACTGCATAATGATATGTGGGTACAGTGAGTTCAAGTCAAATGACATTACCCAATTGTGACCACCGACTTGTGGTTCTTTGACATATGCACCAACAATTGGTTTGTTCTTGTCATTGCCAGATTTAAGTCTTTGAGGTGGTGTCTGAATGCCTTGATCTTTTAAGAAGTTGTAGATGATAGTTTCCCAATACTTCACCATGCCAAATGTATCTGCATAGTTACACTTAGCAGTATAAGCTTGAGAACAAACTAACTCTAAGAATCCTAGTTTCTCATCTAGTTCTTCAACAAGTACAACGTCTCGTACATTGTATTCTAAAAACTTACCATAGTCCTGTCTGTATAATGTGTGTAGTGAACCATACTCTGAGTAATCAAGTTTACCTTTGCCTAGTTCTACTTGTGCGATGTGATCTAATTTGTATGACTCTTGGTTAACAAATGTTTTCTTACGATACATTTCCAGATAGTCGATGATATTAATACCATCTAGGTTATAGACTTGTTGTTTCTGATAACCTTGAGATACAAATTCTCTGATAGTTGATTGACCCCATGGCGACAGTTTCTTATGTTCGTGTTCACCAAATAGTCTATCGATACGATTACAGATATAAGTTATATCGAATGAGTTAACATTCCAACCAGTGACGATGTCGAACCATTCTGTTCTCCAATACTTGACAAACTTGGTAAGTAAGTCTGCCTCTGATTTACAATTGTGATAGACTAAATTCTGTTGATGATCCCAAGGTCCAATACCGAAAACTTGAGGTTCTTTACCGAATGGTTTGATTGTGATTGCATTGATCTTTTCACTTGCGAGCATTGGTTCTGGAAAACCATCTTCACACTCACACTCAATATCAAGTGTTGCAATCTTTATTGTATTGAAGTCCCATTTGATATCGCCTTGAAACTTATCTGAAATATATGTGTAGATGTATCTATCATAACCATGTATTTCAAAACCTTCAACACCATCATACTTCTCTTTGAACTTACGAGCACCACCCATTGAGTTGAGTTCTACAACTTCAAGTGGTTTACCGTCTAGTGCTTTGTATGGTGTATTAGGCTTCTTTGAGGGAACAAAGTGTTTTGGTCTGTACGAAACTGAAAGTTTCTTTTTCTTGCCGTTTTGATAACCCATGACAAGAATTTTGTCACGTGTACGACATACATTTGTATAAAAATCCATGTAGTTATTATACTACAAAGACTATTCGTTTAAAAGGGACTTTTCTGTGTAATCGGAGAAATGCTTCTGCACCATGTCTTTGATATCTTCATAGTGTGCAATTTGCTCTAATTCCTTTTCGATTGTTTCAATGTGATCACCATGTTCGGCAACACCGACAGCGTTCTTACATTGAACAAGCACATTAGTTTTGTGTTTTGCTATATGTCCATCAGCATGTGCTACCACTGATTTCAATATTTCATTCGTCATATCTTTCATACTTACCTTACTTGACCTCTTATAGAACCACCTTGTAAGGCGCCAGCACCTTTAACACTACTGTTATCGATAACAGGATTATTGTTACCTGTTTGAACCTTAAAATTCTGTGCTAATTGAGGTCTAGGTTCAAATACAGTTTGAATAGAATTTTTACTAATTATAAATTCATATTTCATGGCATATGGAATCCAATTTGCAAAGTTTACTTCCATTTTGCCATCTTCGGCAGCTGTAATGATTATTTGTGGTTCAATAATTTTCCAATTGCCATTAAAAAGTTTTTTAGCAAAGCCCATAATGACTTCACCTGTGGTGAGTCTGATACACTGGACTTTCATACTGAACGTACCATCTCCTGAAGTTCTACTGATCTACGACCAACTTGACCAAACCATTTAGAATCTTCCATCTGAATTGCCATTTCTTCCCAATTAGATGTAGCACATGCATATAACATGTTTCTAAATTTACCTAGTCTGTTTGCACCTAGATTAAAACACATGTTAACTAACACGTGTTGAATCTCTTCTGGTAAATTATCGAAGTCGATGTTGTGGTCTTTACATACATGTAGAGTTTCTTCTACGTGTTTATCGAAATCAATATCGTATACTGCATCAACTCTTTCTTGTGATACAGGTGTGCCTTCTGGCTCACCAAATTCTGGATCATCTTCTCTTACTAGATGCCCAACTCCAAAGGTTAGATAACCTAATGAGTCTTTGTAAATTTCTAAAACTTCACCTTCATGTCGTTTAATCTGTTCTTTTAAAACGTCTTTATTCATAATTACCCTTTGTTATTATTCTGAGAATGGTTCTGGATCTTGTTGACCAATGTGTGTAAATCCTTCTGCAACTTTTTCTGCAATCGCATCTGCACATCCAGCATCTTCAGCGTCATCAAATGACCAGTAATGTCCGACTACTACGCCGTCTATTTCTTTTTCAAATTTGTGATATATAAGTGCCATTATAGTGGTTCTCCGTATTCGTTTAATTGACTCCAATCAACATTACCAAAATATTGTTCATACAACCTATTACGTTCTGCTTCGATTTCAGCTTCAGTCTCATAAATTGGACCTGGTAAAAAGACAATCTTCGGTTCTTCCGTTTCTCTGTCTTTATAAGGTAATTCGAATCTGTAATTAAGTATTCCTTCCATCTGGTTTATCCTGATCGGCTTCCTTTTTTATTTGTTCATCCATGAGCTCAACTAAAATTTCACCCATTAGATCGTTTAGTTCGCTATTATTTATATATTCTTGTATCCTTTCCTCTGTTGGTTCGATGCCATCTGGTAATTTTCTGATAGTTCTTTCAAAGTTTATTTGAGGTTCACCATCAACAAACTGAACATTACCATATTGATAAACTAAACCCTTGTATGGGTCTTCAAGCAACTGAATGCCTGCATCTTTTTCAAAAGGATTCTCTACGACTTGGTATACTGTACCGAATAATTTACTCATCTTATTATATCTATATCTGCATTCTTAGACCAAACTTCAAGTTCTGTTCTAAGTCTGCCATCATTATTTAGGTTGTTAAATCTTTTTGTTGCCATCTTTTTCCACCATTCAACAATGGAATCAAATTCATATCTGTCAAAGTTTTCTTTTTTGACCAATGTATCAGTCTTCATATTTAGATAGTCGGCAACGTTCTCATATCCATATGTTGATACGTATTGTCTTTTCTGTTCTGTTAAACTCTTAGCATCAACAAAACATTGATTGAATTCTGTAAGTTTAGGATTACCTTTCAAACTATTCTTAATGATACTAATCATCTTAGTTTGTGTTTTAAGTTTTCTACTTGAAGCATTTGGATCAATGAGAGGTTTACCATCATTCTTATTCTCAAACCAATCTTTTAAGTGATGATACTTATTATCATTGATTGAAGGTACAAAGTCTGATACTGTAAGACCTGTAAAACGTAGGAAAGGTTTCATGCCATCATACATTGATGATGCTTTGGAACTACCATACAAAGATGTAGTTTCGAACATACAAAACTCTGACCCATATTTATCTCTAAGTGTTCTTCTTGCAAGGTGTGAACAACAAATACCAGCAAGTAGTTTACCACCAAGATAATTAAATCCAAATGGTTGAGTAGGTACAATGTTGAAACCCATGATCGTTGAATCATTGAATCTCTTCATTACATCTTTGTCTAAAGTATCTAACGGATTACCCAAGAACTGATTTCTTGGCTTACTATTAATAGTAGGAGAACCGAAACGTATAAAACCAACAATCTTGTTAGTATTCTTTTCATAGACTACCCATTTAAGTGATTTGCCTGGTATAGACTTTTCAATTGCATGTGATGTTACAATCTCTAAGTAATTATCATAGAGTTCGTTTGATAGAACTCTACACTCAAATTCCATATCTTGTGGGTGCATAGTGAAATCAGAAAACATATCATCTTCTGGACCCATGCCGAATAATGGAGTTGGCATTTCTGCCACTCTTTCTAGTTTGACCTTTCTTAGATAGTCATCAATGCGATCAAAGTTCGCATAGTAATCTATGAAAACTTGAGCTGCATATTCGGCGTCTTGTTTTTCTAATATCATAATGAATAAACCCACGTACAGTATATCATACTACGTGGGTCTATTGTAAGGGGATTTTTCTTAAAGATTCGCTAGTACGTTTTCTGGAGAAGAAATAACGTATGGGTCGCCTTCGATGTTTGCACCGAAACCTTCTTCTGCGAAGACTTGTTCTACAACACCATCATTAACAACCATGCTATATCTCCATGATCTGTGACCGAATCCTAGGTTATCTTTTGGTACTAATGCACCAATTGATCTAGTGAATGTACCGTTACCATCAGCAACTGGTTTAACGTTCTTCACATCTAAGTCTTTGAACCAAGCATCCATTACGAAACTATCGTTTACTGATACACAATAAATCTCATCGATGCCTTTTTCTTTGAATTGATCAAACTTCTCATCAAAACCTGGTAGTTGATATGTTGAACAAGTTGGTGTGAATGCACCTGGTAAACCAAATATAATAACTCTTTTACCTGAGAAATATTCAGTTACAGGATTCACATGTTGAAATTTGCCATTTATTCTTACTGGCATGTTTACGTTTTGTAAACTATCACCTACTTCTATCATAATAAATTACCTTTTTTTTAAATTGGAGCGAGATAGGGGGTTACCCTATCTCTTAACTGGTAGTTAAGCGTTTTGTCTTAAACTAATCTCGCACCATCCATATTACTAAAACAATTAAAAAACTACAAGGGGTTTTTTTATTTTATTTTAATAACTTGTGGTTTCTCTTCTTCAGGTATCTCTCTTTCGAGGGAAACAATCAAAAGACCATTAGATACTTCAGCACTTTTAACTTTGACGTGTTCGCCAAGAGTCCAACTTCTAATGAAGTTTCTTTCTGAAATACCTTTA